AATAAGTAATATAATGATGAACCAACCTAAAACAAGAATTTTTCTAAAACCTGAAACCAAAGAAATAAAGGTGCGTAATCCTGCCACAGGACAGCATCTTATTAAAACCGGTGAGTGGGTTGAAAACAATGTGTACTGGTATCGCCGCATGAAAGATGGCGACGTGGTAACAGAAACACCGCCAAAGCAAAACAAAACTAAAACACCTGTTAAGGATTAGGAGTAAACAATTATGCCACCTATTGCATTTAATGAAATTCCAGCAGCGCTGCGTATTCCTGGTACCTATGTCGAGTTCGATAATCGACTTGCAGGTAACGCATCAATTAATTTTAAAGTATTGGTTATTGGTCAACGCTTAGCGACAGGTACTGTTGCAGCCGATGTAGCCACTCGTGTGAACACCGGAGAACAAGCTGAAGAGTTCTTTGGTCGTGGTTCAATGTTAGCCGAACAAATTAAAGCCATTAAGAACGCTGAACAATTTATTGAAACCTACGCGATTGCATTAGATGAAGCTGCTGCAGGTGCAACAGCTGCAGGAACTGTAACCGCAACAGGTAATGCAACGGGTACAGGGACCTTAGCAATTTATATTGCAGGCAAGCGTATTCTTGTTGCCGTAACATCGGGCGATACGCAAGACCAAATTGCCACCGCCATTGCAGCCGCAATTACGGCTGATACTACTTTGCCTGTTACGGCAGTTGTGAATGGTGTTACAACAAATCAAGTGGATTTAACTTGTCGCTGGAAAGGCGAAACCGGTAACGATATTGACCTCCGTATGAACTACTACGATGAGAAAACACCAAAAGGTGTGGTAATGACATTTGGTGTGATGGCGGGTGGTACAACCAACCCAGATATCACAGCAACAATGGCCGCCATTGGTGATGAATGGTACAACTGGTTTGCCATGCCCTTTACCGATACCGCTAACCTAGTTGTGTTAGAAACTGAACTGGATAGTCGTTGGGGGCCAATGCGTCAAATTGGTGCCCGTGCTTTTGCCGCATTCCGTGGCACACATGCAGCATCAAGCACCTTTGGTAATGCGCGTAATAATCCTCACGTCACGGTAATGGGAACAAATACTTCACCGCAGCCTCCTTATATTTGGGCAAGTGTGAACGCGATCATTGGTGCGAAGTATTTATCTATCGATCCAGCACGTCCACTTCAACGTTTAAAGTTAACCGGCATCATGGCACCAACAAAAGAAACACGTTGGACAGACACCGAACGCAACCAATTATTGTTTGATGGTATTGCCTCATACATTGTTGCAAGTGATGGCAGCGTGATGATTGAACGCCAAATCACAACCTATCAATTAAACACCTCAGGCATTGCAGATGATTCCTATTTGGATATCAATACACCCGAAACATTAGAACGTTTCCGCTTTGAACAACGTGCCATGTTTGCACAAAAGTATCCACGCCATAAGTTAGCCGATGACACCATGCGTGTGGCAGCCGGCCAGCCGATTATGCAACCCAAGTTAGCAAAGGCTGAATTATTAGTGTTGTATACAGAAATGGAAGAACGTGGTTGGGTGCAAGATTACGAAGGGTATAAGTCAACCTTACTGTCAGAAGTGGATGCGAACGATCCAACGCGTTTAAACATTTACGACTCACCGCAGTTGGTTGGTCAAATGCGCGTTACTGCTGTACACAACGAATTCCGTCGTTAACCGACATCGGACTAGGAGATAAATTATTATGAGTGGTCAAATTACAGGCAAAGTTGTTATCCGTGTTGATGGCGAAGTACTACCCACAGAGAACCAGGCAACGCTTACGCCAGATGGTGTAACACGTAACGCAGAACGTCATGGTAACAAAACTTATTTTAGTGAAGAAGAAACTGCGCCAACGCTTGAGTGCAATATTTTAATCACTAAAGATGTAGACGTAAAAGCACTGAGCAACATTGTTGGCGCCACCGTTCTTTTTGAAGCGGACACCGGCCAGCAATATGTTATGCGCCAAGCATTTACAACCGAAGTTGTTGCGCATGATGGTTCGGGTAAAACAGCCATGAAAATGTCATCAGACACAGTTGAGAAAATTTAAACATGAGCGAAGTTAAAGTCACATTACTGCACGGTTACAAGCTGGGTGAAAGCATCTTAAAAAATGCTTTCATTCGACCTTATAACACCGCCGACTTAATGGATGCTGAAGAAGAAAGCGAAAAGTTAATTTCAGCACCAACTTCTGATGGCGTTGTTGAGCATAAACTTGTATTAAGCCCTGCATTATATGGCCGTAATATCTTCCGCCGACAAATTGTTCGGTTTGATGATATCAGTGGACCCTTTGAAATAACTGAACTCAAGAAAAACCTTCATCCAGATGATTACGCTTTGCTGCAACAAAAAACAGATGAACTTGACCAGGCTGTTGCAGCTAAAGAAGCGTCTAAGGCGGTGACCAAACAGGGAAAGTCTTAGCGAGGATACTTCCTCGCATTGAAAACATCTGCATTGGTGTTTCAGCTTTCACTGGTTTGAGTTTAAACGACGTATATCAATTTTCAATTTGGAAAACATTAAGGTATTGGCGAGAGATAAATGGGAAATGATATTGAAACATCCATTGTTGTTGATTTAAAGGGCAACCTTGATCGCCAGCTTAAGCGTAATGAAAAAAATATAAAACGTTTTACTAGAAACAGTAGCCGAAGTTTTATGGGGCTTGGGCGCAATGTTAAAGGCATGAACAGCGCCTTCGTCACAATGGGTAAGAAAATAGCCGGTATTGCCGCAGCTGCGGCAATTATACGCGGCATTAATAAAACAATAGAGTTTGATGCGAAGCTTACTCAGTTACGAACTGACGGAAAAATGAATGCCAAAGAATTAGCTGCTCTTAAAAAGAAAATATTTGATGTGGCTAACATGAGAGATGTCCGTCTTGATCCTAATGACCTTACTGCTACAGCAATTGAGCTTATTGCTTCTACTGGCGATAAAGGTTTTGTTATGGAGAACATGGAAAATTCCGGTTTAGTACAACGTGCCTCTGGTGCAGACGGTACAAGTACGGGGGGGATCATCACTAAGCTTTATGATGGTGGGCTTAGAAGCGCTAAAGAAATTCGAGAAGCAATTAATGATTTAATTGAACAAGGTAAGTCTGGTGCGTTTACTTTTAAAGACACTGCTACTTATGGTAGCAAATTATTTGCGCCTTACATTGGGCTTGGTTTTAGAGGCTCAGAAGCATTTACAGACATGAATGCCATTGCACAAGTTACTGTGAAAGCAGTAGGTTCAGCAACAGAGGTTTCAGAAGCAACAAGTGCTTTAATTAGAGCGTTAATGAAAAAGGAGTTTCAGGAAAAACTTGCCACCTCAGGCATCATCGTTCGCAATGAAGATGGATCTTATAACAGGTTACCACAGCTTATGCTAGATATTTACAAATCATCAGGGAATGACATTACAAGAATAAAAAACTTCCTTGAGCTGGATGAGGGCGCGACAAAAGTATTTACCGGTTTAGCAATGCCCGGGCATATAGAGAAGTTAAAAAAATTCATGACAATGAAATCAAGTGGCGGCGAACTTGAAGAGTCTGCAAGAATTAACGCTAGCACTGCAAAAGCGGCAAAACAAAGTTTAAGCAATAAATACAATCAAGCAATGGACTTTGTTTTTAGCGGTCCAACTAAAGACCTTGCTCGTGGATTAGATACATTTGAGCGCCAAGGCGTTTTAGCTAATGCAAATTCTGCCGCAGGGTTCGTTTTTGATCAATTTAATATTTTAGCTGACTGGACAGTTGGCAGTGCTATTCGTGGCATTAAAGGATTGTCTTCGAGTAATGATGCTCAACCTGAAGCTAAGGTAGTTTTAGAAATAGACTCAAAGAATGCCACTGTTAAAACAAAAGAAATAAAAACAAAAAATTTACAAGTGGATGTTAATAGCGGATTAAATGTCGGCGGTGTTCAATAATGGCTCGCAACGTCACAGGAAAATTCCGCAACGCTGAGTTTATCGTTACATCAAATGATGTAGAATTTGGCCGTCGAAATGTCGTGCATGAATATCCGTTACGCGATGATGTTTATGTTGAAGACTCTGGCAAAAAAGCACGTCAGTTTAGTGTTAATATTTCGATACTCGGTAAAAACTTTGAAGCCAACCGCGACAAGCTCATTGAGGCGTTAGAGCAACCCGGTTCTGGCACACTGGTACATCCTGATTTTGGCACGATGTCTGTCTCTATTATTTCTGCTCGCTTAAATCAAAACAATAAAGCTCAGGGTAAAGCCACGTTTAGCATTACCTTTGTCCAGGGAAAAACCAAGCCCGTATATCCAACCAGCGGTAATGACACGCCTGCCTTAGTTGATGCACAAACTGAAAAGTCACTGGCTGATTCTATAAATGATTTTACATCCGTCTTTAGCGTACTCGACCAGTCAGCCGATATCGTTCAAGACGTGGCAAATGAGATTGACAATGTGATGAGTGCGGTTGAAAACGTGGTCGGTACCTTTGTCGAGCCTATTTCAGATTTAATCCGTGCACCAGCGAATATGGCCGCAAGCATTGTGGGTTCAATTTCAAGCATTAACACATTAATTGCGAAGCCCGGTAATGCGTTAAACCTTTACAAAAATCTATTTAACACTGGCGACAACAGCCCGAACATTCCAACAACGACAGCCAATCGAAAACAACAGGCTGCCAGCGTCACGGCACTGCATAACTTAATTAAGCGCAGCGCATTAATTGAAGCGTGTCGTTCATCTAGCCAGGAACAGTATGCTGCTTATGAAGATGCGGTTGCAGTGCGCGATGCGTTACTCGATGAATTGGATGTGCAAATGCATGCCGATGGTATTGATGATGTTGTGTATCTATCACTTTTAGATTTACGTGTTGCGGTTGTCAATGACATTCGTACACGCGGTGCAGATTTAACCCGGCTAACAACCCATACACCGTTAATTACATTACCTGCTTTAGTGATTGCACATCAATTATACGGCGATGCCTCACGTGATGGTGAAGTGGTCTCGCGTAATAAAATTCGTCATCCGGGTTTTGTAACCGGTGGCACGGCATTGGAGGTGCTCAATGTCTGAACTCGCACTTAAAATTGATGGCAAAATTTATGCCGGTTGGAAAGAAATTAAAATTCAACGTGGCATCCGTCGCTTTGCCGATACTTTTGAGTTGTCGCTAACTGAAAAGTGGGCTGGCCAAAATCAAACGCGTCCGATTAAAGAAGATAGCCCGTGCATTATTGAAATTGATAATGACGTTGTTATCACCGGTTTTGTTGATGGGGTGAATGTCGCGTATGACGCAACCAGCCATAAGGTGGATGTTGTTGGACGCTCTAAGGTGGGTGACTTGGTCGACTGTTCGTCTGAGAAAGAATCTTATCCCAATAAACGTTTAACGGATATTGCTAAATCAATTTGCAGTAAGTTTGGCATTGACGTGATTGTAAATTGTGATGTGGGTGAAGTCTTTAAAAATGCCATTCGTGAAACAGGCGAAACCTATCATGAGTTTTTAGCGCGTCTGGCATCATATCGTGCAGTGCACTTAACCAGCAATGCAGAGGGTGATTTAGTTATTACTCGCACCAGTAAAGAGCGCATTAGCACGGCATTGGTGTTAGGTGAAAATATTTTAAGTGGTTCAGGTACACGTAGCAAGAACGACCGCTTTAATAGTTATATTGTAACGGGGCAACAATCGGGTGATGACTTTAGCTTTGGTAAACCGGCTGCACAAACAAAAGGCAAAGCAACCGATATCAATATTCGCAAAGCACGCACTACCGTCATTATCCCTGATGATGTAACGCTGACAGACGTTAAACGCATTGCAGAATATGAACGCAACATTCGCTTTGGCGAGTCTCAAATTAAAACGTATGTCGTGAATGGGTGGAAACACGAGAGTGGTTTATGGGAACCGAATAAATTGGTTCCCGTCGTTGACGCCTATCAGGAACTCAAAACAGATTTACTCATTGTGCATGTCACTTTTATGATGGATGAAGATGGCCAGCGCACAGAGCTAGAACTTATGCCGCCTGAAGCGTTGGACTTGATTTCCTTACCTGAAGAACAAAGTGATGAGTTTAGTTTCTGATGATTAGATTATTAAATAAATTATTAAACCCTGTACGCAGAAAAATCAGACAACTGGTTACACGTGGCGTAGTGACGTTGATTGACTCATCAACGTTAATGCAATCGTTACAGGTTGAGTTATTGAGCGGTGAAGTACTCGATAAGGTTGAGCACTTTGAAGGATACGGCTTCACCGCTCACCCTAATGATGGTGCAGAAGTCCTTGCCGTATCACTCAATGGTCGACGTGCACACACCATTGTTATTGCAGCAGCTGATCGCCGTTTTCGTCTGAAGAACTTAGCCAAAGGTGAAGTTGCGCTTTATACCGATGAAGGTGATGTCATTCATTTTAAACGTGGCAATCATATTGTTATTGATGCCGCCAGCAAGGTTACGGTTAAAGCACCGAACGTTGATATTACTGCCAGCACCAAAGTCACGGTAACCGCACCAGAATGTGACTTTACTGGAAATGTAAATATCACTGGTGAAGCAACGATTGGTGGTATCGCATTTAGCACACACGTTCATCCTGGTGATTCAGGTGGCATTACAGGAGCGCCTCAATGAGTTGGAGTATTTTAATACCTTCGCTAATAACCTTGTTTTGTTTTTGGGATGCTTATAAAACATCCGGATGGTATTCAAACTGGTGGCCTGTACATTTTCCATTAGCCATTGGTGTCAGCGCTTCAGCTTGGCTAGTTTGGTGGGCAGCGTAAATGGATATCGCATTAACACAAAACAACGAAGGTCAATTTGATATTGTATTAGATGGCCCGGACTTAAAGTCTGAGCAAGGTTTACGAACCGCGGTGCTTATTAGTTTATTTACAGATGCACGTGCACGTGATGACGATGAGTTACCAAGTAACGATGGAGACCGTCGTGGTCATTGGGCTGATACATATTCAACAAGCAGTCAGGGTTCACGTTTATGGCTTCTTGAACGTGCAAAAGAAAATCAAGCGACATTAGATAATGCAAAAACCTATGCAGCCGAAGCGTTACAGTGGTTGGTGGAAGATAGCGTTGCACAAACGGTAAATGTTGTTACTAGCTGGTTTGCAGTAGGCAAACTAGGTATTTATATCTCTGTTCTTAAAGGTGATGGTACTACTTGGCAAGACACGTTTAACTATGAATTAAAGGCAGCTTAAATGGCATCGACACGACCACAAATTTCTGAACTGATAAAGCGCCAGCAAACGAGTATTGAATCTCGTTTAGAAGGTGCAGATGCAAAACTAGAACGCACTATTTTAAATGCCCTTGCGGTATCTGAGGCGGGTGTTGCTCATGGGTTGTATGGTTATCTTGAATGGCTGAAAAAACAAATATTACCTGATCAAGCCGATGATGAATTTTTAGTTCGTCATGCTGATTGGTGGTTGCGGCAAAAGCGAAAGGATGCACAACAAGCAAAAGGTGCAATTACTATCATCGGTGTAAACGGTGCCGTGATTCCTAAAGATACAATATGGCAACGAGCTGACAGTGTTGAGTTTAAAACCGATGCAGATGCATCCATTTCTGGTGCAAATATTCTTGTTGCTATTACCTCGGTTGAGCCAGGAAAATTAAGCAACACAGCAGCCGGTAGTGAATTAACTATTGTTACCCCGCTTGCTGGTATTAATAGTACAGCAACGGTTGATGCTAATGCTGTCGTTAGTGGAACAGATCAAGAATCTATAGAACAACTCCGTATACGTTTGCAAGAGCGTGTTCAACTTGTTCCTACCGGCGGTAATGATGATGATTATAAACTTTGGTCATCCGAAGTTGCTGGAGTAACACGTTCATGGGTGTACCGCCAAGAAATGGGGTTAGGTACTGTTACGGTTCGTTTCATGATGGATGACACTTATGCCGATGGCATACCACAAGCAGCAGATGTTACAGCACATAAAAATTATATTGACACCGTTCGTCCTGCTGGAATGAAAGGCTATTACTCTGCTGCACCTGTAGCTACTTTATTAAACTTAACCATTCAACTTGAACCAAATAATGCAACGGTACAAGCGGCTGTGCAGGCACAATTAACAGATCTACTACGAAGTGAAGCTGCGCCTTCAGGCACAATTAAACTAAGCCACATAAAAGAAGCCATCAGCTTGGCAGAAGGCGAAACAGATCATGTTGTTATATCACCCGCTGCAGATGTAACGCATAACACCGGTGAAATTGCGGTATTAGGTGCAATTACATGGCAGGCTATTCCGTGAGCCGTTCTGCTCAACAATACAGTTCTCAACTTGCAACTCTTATGCCGCGCGGCAAATTATGGGATGACTTGCTGAAAAGTGATACTACTTTTATGAATTTGCTTAATGCGTTGTCTGAAATATTTGCAGACATTGAAACCAAAGCAGAAACACTTATTGATGAAACAGATCCACGTTCTGTTTTTGAGTTGCTATATGACTGGGAACAATACGTGGGTCTCCCAGACCTCTGCAACAAAACAGCATTAACCAGTGGCCACC